GAATAAGTTAGATGATGTTCTAGAAACAAAAGTTGGAGTTGAATATGAATATAAGTGAGTTAGAGTTTAGAAGATGGTGAAAATATTGAAGTTAGATTTGATACAGATAGAGGTGCACCTGCATTTATTGAGTATAGAAAACCTGGTTATGAAGTAGACCCTGATGCTCAAACTTCGTATAAAGTTCCAGGAGAGTTTATTGGAGAAGGTCAACAAATAGGACGTTATGGTAAAGATGGTGATGTTGATCTTGATTTTGAAGAAGAAATTATTGATTCAATTGATGAAGTTAAAAAAATTGCAAAAGGAGTAAAATGATAGGTAAAAAGAGTGGTCCGCCACCAAAGTCAGGACCTACGCCTCAGGGCTTGAATATTTCCTATAATACTGTTAAAGTCATCAAACATACGGAGAAAATAAATGGCAGACATAGACAAGGCTCTACCAAACGAGCCAAGAAAAGAATTTGAAATACCTGGTGAAGAAGAAATTCAAGAACAGGTAATTGAAGAAGTATCAGAGCAACAAGATGCTCCTGGTCCAGTTGAAGTTCAAGAGAACGAAGATGGATCTGTTGATATTAATTTAGATCCAGCTGCAGCTACACCTGAAGGTGGTGATGAGCATTATACAAACCTTGCTGACTTTTTACCTGATGATGTTTTAGGTGCATTAGGTTCAGACTTAAATCAAAAATATATGGACTACTCAATGTCCAGAAAAGATTGGGAAAGAACTTATACACAAGGTTTAGATTTATTAGGTTTTAAATACGATCAAAGAACAGAACCTTTTCAAGGAGCATCTGGTGCAACTCACCCTGTTCTTGCAGAAGCGGTTACACAATTTCAAGCGTTAGCGTATAAAGAATTGCTTCCTTCAGATGGACCAGTAAGAACACAAATTATTGGATTACAAACTCCAGAAAAAGTTCAACAGGCAGCACGTGTTAAAGATTTCATGAACTATCAAATCATGGATCAAATGAAAGAGTATGAACCTGAATTTGATTCTATGTTATTTCATCTTCCACTAGCGGGATCAACTTTTAAAAAAGTTTATTATGATGAAGTAGAAGGTAGAGCGGTATCAAAATTTGTACCGGCTGATGACTTAGTAGTTCCGTATACGGCTACCTCATTAGACGATGCGGAAGCAGTCATCCACAAAGTAAAAATTTCTGAAAACGAATTAAGAAAACAACAAGTAGCAGGATTCTATAGAGATATAGATTTAGCTGCACCTCAAGATAAAGAATCTGAAGTTGAGAAAAAGGAAAGAGAATTAGAAGGAGTAACTAAAACTAAGAATGATGACTTATATACTCTTCTAGAATGTCACGTGAATTTAGATATCGAAGGTTTTGAAGATGTCAATCCCGAGACTGGTGAGCCGTCAGGAATTAAACTTCCATACATTGTAACTCTTGAAGAAGGTTCAAGAGAAATTTTATCTATTAGAAGAAACTACGAAGCAGGTGATCCTCAAAAGAAAAAAGTAAATTATTTTGTACACTTTAAATTTTTACCGGGTTTAGGGTTTTATGGTTTCGGTCTAATCCACATGATTGGTGGACTGTCTAGAACAGCGACTGCAGCTTTAAGACAGCTCTTAGATGCGGGAACGTTATCTAATCTGCCAGCTGGTTTTAAAATGAGAGGAATAAGAATTAGAGACGATGCACAATCAATTCAACCGGGAGAGTTTAGAGATGTCGATGCACCTGGTGGAAATTTAAGAGACTCATTTATGATGCTTCCATTTAAAGAACCAAGTCAAACTTTATTGGCTCTAATGGGTGTAGTCGTATCTGCCGGTCAAAGATTTGCATCAATTGCTGATATGCAAGTTGGTGATGGTAATCAACAAGCAGCAGTTGGAACTACAGTTGCTTTACTTGAAAGAGGAAGCAGAACAATGTCAGCTATCCACAAAAGAATTTACTCAGCTCTTAAGAATGAATTCAAACTTATGGCTAGAGTATTCAAGTTATATCTACCACAACAATATCCGTATGATGTAGTTGGGGGCCAAAGAATGATAATGCAATCTGACTTTGATGATAGAGTAGATATATTGCCAGTTGCTGACCCCAACATATTTTCTCAAACACAGCGTATTTCCCTAGCGCAAACGGAACTCCAACTGGCAACTTCAAATCCACAAATGCATAACATGTATCAAGCGTACAGAAACATGTATGAAGCTTTAGGTGTAAAAAATATTGATAGTGTTTTAATTAAACCGATGCAGCCTATGCCAAAAGATCCTGCATTAGAACACATTGATGCATTAGGAGGCAGACAGTTTCAAGCTTTTCCAGGTCAAGATCACAGATCACATATTACTGCACACTTAAATTTTATGGCAACGAACATTGCAAGAAATAATCCAATGGTTATGGCAAGTTTAGAGAAAAATATTTTTGAACATATTTCTTTAATGGCTCAAGAACAAGTTGAATTAGAGTACAGAGATGAAATGCAACAGTTACAACAGATACAAATGATGATGCAACAGAATCCACAGATGGCTCAACAGATGCAAATGCAAGCAATGCAGATTCAACAAAAGATTGAAGCAAGAAAAGCACAACTAATTGCTGAGATGATGGAAGAATTTATGAATGAAGAGAAGAAAATTACTTCACAATTCGATAATGATCCAATTGCAAAACTAAGATCAAGAGAATTAGACCTTAGAGCAATGGAAAATGATAGAAAAGAACGTGAAGGTAAGGAGAGAATGGATCTTGATAAGATGAAAGCAATGATGAATCAACAAAATCAAGATGAAAAACTAGAACAGAACGAAGAATTAGCAAAATTAAGAGCTGATACATCAATTGAAAAGACAATTTTATCAAAAACTATTCCAAATGTTGATTCAATGATGAAAAATCAACAAAATATGATGCCAAAAGTTAAAATTTTTAGAGGTGGCAACGAATAATGTGGTTTGGTGCAATAAAATTAGCTGTTCAAGCTGGTTCTCACATTTTTAAGAACCGTCAGAAGACAAAAATGTTGATGGCTGATGCACAAATGCGTCATGCAGAGAAAATGGCAAACGGAGAAGCTGAATATCAAGGTAAATTATTAGAAGCAAGGCAATCGGACTGGAAAGACGAATTTATTTTGATTTTACTTTCGGCTCCAATTGCGTTATTATCGTGGGCAGTGTTTTCGGATGACCCGGCAGCTATGGAAAAGATGCAATTATTCTTCGAATACTTTTCACAGCTACCATTTTGGTACCAAACAATTTTTGTAGGTGTCATAGCATCTGTATACGGATTAAAAGCAACTGATTTAATAAAGAGGAAATAA